CTGTTCAGATACGACGAACGTGCCTGCGGGTAGCGTCAAGCTCCGGCTACCAACCGCAAGCGCATTTCCAGTCACTGCGGATGATGTTTGCAGGAAGTTCAGTTCGCGGTAGATGCGATTTTCCGCGTAAACCACCATCGCTGGGATGACTTCTAGAAAATTTTGGTCAGTTACACTGGCCACCGCGCCCATGAGAGCAATTTGATCGATATAACTGATGGTTCCCGACACACTGCCATCATACGAAATGCCGGTTGTCATGGCGCCGAATCCCACAGGAGATGAGCATGTTCAGGCGGCATGAAATTCAATTTCTGATGATTTTCGCTGGCTGGGATGACTCGTAAATTCCACGGCACATGAAGGCCATGAAACCCGCGCCCTTGAAGGGGGAAGATATGGTCAACATGATGTTTTATGCCGGTTTGAACCGATATAGCTGCTGCGACATCATACATTTCTTGAATTTGCGCCCAATGAATTGCAGTCAGCCACTTGGGCGTTGCATGCTTTTTGGCGGCTCGGCGTCGTGCAAATCGAAATGCAACCAGCGACGCATTGGCGTTCGCCCATTTTTTGCACGCGGCAATGTGTTTCTCACGATTTTCCGCATAATATTTTTTGCCTTTTTGGGATAATTTATCCTTGTTTTCTGCCGCCCATCGGTTCTTCGCGGCTCTATCCCGATCTCTGTTGAATTTTCTCCATTTCGTCATTTTGATTTTAATGCATGCTAGACAAGCATATGTGCGGCCATCTTTTGCTTCGGATAGGCGTCCAAATGCATCTATTGGCTTCACAGAAGCGCAGACGCAGCATGACTTGCTCGCCACGGCGCCCATGGTGGCAATCTGGGTCACATATTGGGAATAGGTCAGCCCAGTGGTCACGGGAAATCCTCGCCGGTTGCCCCCGCTGGACTATACACGCGGCGATGACGCCGGAAAAGCGGAGATTTGACGGGGAATTGACGGTCAATCCGCCGCCAATTCCTCCACTTCGCCCATATACCACAAAAGATTGCGCGCCATACGATGATCGTCCGGCGCAAGTTCTGCGGCCTTCAGACCTTGGGCGATAGCCTCGTCCTTCAACCCCAGCCAATGGGCCGCGATAGCCGCTAAATCATGCGGCTGGGCGCCCCATACCGCCGGGTCGCAGGTGTAGACCATGTTCCGGTCCAAGATGCCCAGCGCGCGCTTGGCAAAGGCATAGCATTCGGGCCATCGGTTTTGCCGATACATCAACATCGCCAGTTCGCACCATGGTTCACGTGTGTTCGGCGCCTCTGCTGCCGCACGATGCAACCAAACCTCGGCTTTATCCGGTTGCCCGACTTCGCAGAACGCCTTGCCCATAAGCCGCATGGCATAGCACCGCTCATTCTGCCAGGTCGCTTCCGGCATCCCAAGGTAGGTTGCCAGCGCCGCCATGGCTTCGCCCCACCGACCGTGAAAGGTAAGCTCCCGCGCGTAGTAAAACGCATTGCGCGGACAACGCGGGTCTTCCTTCACGGATAGTTCCAGCAGGTCCATATACGATGCCCGACTTTTGGTCGGATCGGGATGATGGCTGACCAGCAGCATATCCGTGTTGGCCCAAACCTCTGTCAACCGGCCGTCGGGGGTAGGATATTCATGAATTGGGTGGTGGAACCTATATCCATGCCGGGCGTGAATTTTTTCGTAACGGAACCGAATACCCGCCCCCCAGTCGAAAAAATAGCGTAGCCGCGTCGTGCCTTCGACCCATACACGCTCTATTTCTTCCCGCCACCCCGGCTCTAGGACTTCATCCAAGTCCAAGCTGATGCAAACATCAATATCCCTTGGCAGTAGAGACATGGCGGCATTGCGGGCGATATCAAATCGCCACGGTGTCACGCATATGTCATAGACAGTCGCGCCACACTCTAAGGCCAGTTCTTTAGTCCTGTCGGTGCTACCAGTGTCCGCGATCAGAACAAGATCAGCACCTTCGGCAGAGGCACAAAATCTCTCAACGAATTTTTCTTCATTGTGTGAGATGGCATATACCGCGATTTTCACAGATATTCCCCATTCTTTGCCAGTTGATTTTCTTTTCTTGTCATCCATGCTTTTTGCACAGCGCCAAAAGGCATAGGCTTTCCTTTTTTGCTCTCAGATATTTTGAGACGGTGTTCTTCGGAAAAAAATCGTGGCCGTCCGATGTTTGCAGCTACCATTTGTGATGTATTTCTTGGAACCCCTTTATTTGCAGAGGCCACAGCAGCTATATGCTCGGGTGAATGCGGTTTTCCTTTTTGCCGCAATGATTTTGCGTAGTTGGCTTCAAAAGAATGTTTTGAACCGGCCCGTAATCCATCCCCTCCGATTGTATGATTAAACCCAGTATCAAAAGCACTCATAGCTATAATCCACCACATTTCACGGCAATCAAGGTGATGGACGGAACATAATTCCAAGATTTCCCAATCGAAAGCCTCTGGCCCGTATTTTCTAAGAGAATTGTAGATTTCAGTTTTATACTTATCCGTTTTCATATCGCGGATATGTTCTTTCCATCGACGTTTGATATTTGCTGATTTACCCACATAAGCGCGGCCAGTAGCTATATGAGTTATCGCGTATATGCCAGATGTTGTCAGGTCGGCATCAGCCGCCGATTCGCAAAACCGCTCAACGAATTGTGCTTCGTTCTTGCTGATAGCGTAGACAGCGATTTTCATGAGTTCCCCTTAGCCCATCGTCACGCGAGAACGAAGAATACCACCACTATCCAGCCACCGGAAGGTTGTCGGCACCGTAAATGTGTCCGCCAGACGCCCCGCGTTGAACGTGCCCCCACCGCGATTGTCGGCGCCCAAGTAGATACCAGGTGCTTGGTTCGCAACCGTCCCGGTCAGGCCAGAGATGTCGGCACCGTTTGTGTTGGTGGCTGGGTTAGGAGAAGCGCCCCCATTGCCATACCATGTAGTTCCGTCAACGGTAATCCACGCTCGATTCGCGGCGCGGTCAATCGCCATATACGTAGTTTCGGTAGAAAAAATTCCCCGCCAAGTTAAGCCTCCTAAATTGCGCGTTGTCCCATCGGAAAACCATATCGCGCAGTTAGATGGATTGGGGGTGGTATCATTGGTGATCAAGTGCCCCATCGCTACGCCGCTTTGAATACTATCCCAATAGATTGCGTGGATCGTCTTTGATGCAGCGGGAAATGGTGAACTATAGACTAAGCCGTTTGCACCTGAACTCGATTTTACGGTGCCCCGCATGTTGTTTTGGGAAACCACGATATTCGTGGGATCAGTATTGTTTGCAACCGTGAATGTCCCGCTTGGAATGGTGAACGGGTAATTCGCGTCGGGCATCGTATAGCCGGATGGAATAGCGATTAGATCGGTCAGCGGCGGCCAACCACCGAAATTTCCTACTCCTGTTGTAACGGCGGTATTGTTTCTAGATGTTCCTGCGGCATATACCGGGGTTCCCAACCCGGAAATGTCGGTTCCCTGGGCGCTGTTGGTAGGATCGGATGCAGTCCCTGCCCAGTTGATCCAACCAGTATCTTCCCGTTCTCCAAGCCGAAACCCGATGCAGCGAAAGTGTAGCCGCGAATCAGTGAGATTGACAGCAATCGCCATATAGGAGCCGTTGTAGATTTGCTTTCCTATAGAATATGTCACCGCGCCGTTGAAGTATAACTTTCCATCGCCATAAATCGCATAGTTTGTTGCGCCGCTGCTTAGCGCTGTATTTATGTCAAATGAGCCGTTGGCAAGGCCCCATAAAATGTCTGTGTTTTCTCCGGTATATTTTTGAAAATAGATGATGTATTTGCCAGTGGAAGCGGACCAAGACGATCTAAGCGATCTCCATGAGCTATTAGCTGAGTTGACGAAGGTTGTGTTATTACCTAGGTAGGTCCGGTTTCCCAGCGTGATATCCGCGCTTTTGTCCGATGGGTTCCAGCCGGCTGCGTTGGCCACTAGGTCTTCGTCCCCGTAAATGAAATTCCAACCACAGCAGTCGCATCCGCCGGAACTTCAAAGAAAAACGCATCACCCGCCGCTACGGTGATAAGGCTGTTGGCAACTCCGGTGATCGCCCCAGCCGTGGAAATAGACAACGTGCCCACTGTGGTTGTCGAACCACCGACACGCTGCTTCCAGACGACAGACATCGTAGATGTTGGATTTACCGGGCACCAAATACTGAATGGTAGATTGGCGGCAAACGTCCCAGAAATAGAGAACGATACCGTCGCAGTGTATGCGCTAGAAGGCTGCCCGAAATCCACGCTTACAGGCCAATAAGCACCAACGCCAGTGCTACCAGTTGGTCCGGTTGGGCCGGCGGCCCCCGTGGCACCTACAGCCCCAGTCGAACCAGATGGACCAAGCGGGCCTGTTGGACCAGTGGGACCGGCGCCACCTGTCGGACCAGTAATGCCCTGTGCGCCCTGCGGCCCTGTAGGACCAGCCACCGAACTGGCAGCACCATCCGGGCCTGTCGGACCCGTAGGGCCTGGCGCAGACGATCCAGTGCCAGTCGGGCCAACAGAACCCGTAGGACCCGTTGCACCAGTCGGCCCCGTGATTACGGCCCCTTCAGGACCAGTCGGCCCAGTCGGGCCGGGCTGCAATGCCGCCACGTCTATAGTCGTCGTGCGACGGGACACGCCAGACTGCACAACTTCCAGCAACTCCGCGCCCGTCAGTGCGATTGCCAGCGGAAGGTTGGGTATCTGTGTGTAATCACGGCTCATGGGGATTCACCATTCAACGGTCCCGTTTTCGGAACTTCTGTGTTCTGCAACGGCAGGCCCGGATCGTCATTACCAGGCGCGTTCGGATCAGTGCCAGGCTCGGTGTTCAGACCACCAGGAGGCTCGCCTGTCTGCTGCAACACGCGGATAGTGTCATCCTGCGTAATCCGCACATCATCGCCGGGAACCGGGATGCCAGTTTGCGCGTTCACCGTATCTTGCCCACTCGTGCGGCGCAGATCGCTTTCCGCTTCCACATAATTCTGGACACGAGGGTTCATGATCGGCACTGGATCAGCCGGCAGAATGATGGCCCGCAACTGCTGCTGCGGCACATCCAGGCAGCGCTGGCATACAAGGATTCGCTTATTGTAAAGCCCAGCGCCGGCATACTCAAACTGCCATGATAGATCGACGTGATTTCGCAGTCCGCCGCACCTATCGCAGATGGCGAAGGCTTGGGGATTACGAGAACTTACACGGGCGCGACCATGAGGGCGCATTAGGTAGCGCCTTTGTATTCAAAAATCATTTTTCCGGTTTTTTTTCGATTCCCGTTGCATACCTCAGTCACCGACGCTGTGGACTTTATCCCATAAAACAATGCAGCGGCTGTTGCTGAAGGAAAGCTCATGCCATCATTGATGCATACAACGGGCTTTTGATTAGGAGCAATCCTCCCTTTCAAGGACGCGGATAAATTAGCCATATGAGCAATTTTTCTAGGAGGGTGCGGTATTCCCTTGCGGCGCCTATTAGACGCTATAACTGCATCTATTACATTTTGGGATTTTTTCTTTCCCCTAAGAGAATCTGATATTTTTTGTGAATGCTCTGTGGAGTGCTGGCCCGTTTTTCCCTCTCCGCCTTCCGACATATTGGCAAGGTTCTTTATGCCATAATTGGCAATCAAGTCTCGCTCCACGGAAAACGCAGTCTCTTCGGATATTTGTTTAACAACCATCACTACGTTGATGATCATCCCCATTTCTCGAAGTTTCTTCTGGATAGCCTTGTGATGAACATTCCTGTTCGTCATGTTCCATGCGCGCTTGTCGTTTCCTTTGCCCACATAAAAACACTTCCCAGTATCAGGGCGCCAGTGCTCATAAACGTAAAATACGTTTTTGTTCATCACCTATAATAGCCGGAAATTTGAGGAGAGATATAAAAATTTGACTGTTCAATGTCCTGATCTGCGGCAATCTGATATGCCTCATCCGCCATGGACTTCAATCCAACCGCCATCTGCGGGTTCCAGATCATCGCCAACCGAAACGCCAATCCCATAGAAAATGCGTCAAACCACCTATACGGAATATCCGCCGTCTGCCCGTTGGTGAACGCCGCGTCTTCCACCCGCACCAGCCGATAGTATTTCAGGTTCACCTGCTGCCCGTCAGGCACCGGCCAGATCGTAACCGTTGGCGACAAAAGCCGGTCAAACCAGAACACGGTCGGGAAGCCTTGTTGTTCCTTGTTAGGGTAGCTCGCATATTCAGTGCGGCTGATTGGCATGATGATCCGATCAATCACGGGATCAGTGCCAGTCGTCACATAGGCATCGAGGATCACCACTGTCGAAGGATCAACCGAATACGTTGATGTCCCCTGCACCAATGGCGTCGTAACCAGATCAACCTTCCACAAATTCACGCCACGGTTCGACCATGACGCCAACAGCATGTTGGTCGCCATCCGCGCTGACTCCATGTGTTCCTGAACGATGGCGGTATTCCGCACACCAATCAGGTTATACGCATAGAGAACCAGTTCTCCGATGGACGGGTTGAACGAATATTGTCCCGACGAGGTCACAAGGCACCTGTAAAAGCAAATCGGATACCATAAACGGATTTTCGTTTTCCGCTACAGACCGTTGAGACAGAAGTTTTACCCCAACCATAAAACAATGCAGCCTCAGTAGCAGATGGGAATGTTTTTCCATCTGCTAAGCAGATTACAGGACGTTTCCTAGCATCCGATGCGCGGCGCATATTTTGGGCGCGCGTAATCTTCATCTGTTCCGATACTGGCGGCGCCGCGCATCCTTTCTTTTTTAAGCTCATGTCGGCACGCTGCCGATCAGTCCATATCCTTCCTAAATTATACTTATTCCCTGTGTTTGCTTCGCTCATACGGCGACGCCCTTCTTCTGTAACCCTATGACCAGCCGTGCCATCTCCGCCTTTTGTAGAATTATACTCAGGAGAAAAGGAAGCTATTAGACGAATTTCTTCTGTTTTTGCGGCTTCCCAACACAAACCATCACTTAGTATCGCAATCCGGAATGCTTCTCCGCCATATTTTCTAATGGCACGATAGAACATTCCTTTGTTTGAAAAATATCGTGCGTGTCTCATATGCTCGCGCCAGCGAATTGCCATAGACCGGGATGTGATCCCAATATATGTTTTCCCATTCACGGAATTAGTGATTTGGTAAACCGTGTAGGTTCCAGAAGAAGTCATGCCGTCCGCCTATCAGTAGGGAACGCTGCCAGCCTGCACCAGAGTTGCCGAAGTCGAACCGCTCCCCGCAGTCTGCTTCACGCGGATGAATGTCGGCGTTGCCGTCAGTATTCCAGTCGCTTTTGCCGTCTTCGCAACCACAGCAGCGTCAGTTGCATCCACCCACGTCATACTCCCTTCCACAACGGGACTGGTGGCGCTATTCGGGTCATCCATGGATGTTTCGACGGTATAGGTGGCAGTTCCGGTCACTGTCACCTGAATAACAGTGGTGGACCCGGCAAACCCATCCATGCGGGCCTTTCGGCTATATGTCGTGCCGCCTGATGCGTCCGTGGTAGTCAACGTAATCGGCTGCATAATTATACCCTCATCAACATTTTACGTCCCACCGCTTCAGCGCCAGATTGATGCGACTATTGGGATCATGAGCCGTTTTAGCAGATGTCAGCTTTTCTTTCATCCCGCACATCCGGGACCTGAAATTATCTCGCCGGCTCGCTGCCGCCGGACTATCAGCCGCCTCAGAAGCTGTCACGGGCTTCTTGATGTCGTGCCCCTCACGCCTCAAGGACGCCCGTCCACGGTCGTTCAAACCGCCTTCCGGGCTTTTACCTTCCTTGCGTGTCCAAGCCCCAGCCATGCCCGATCCCTTTTACCAAAACGGGGGCACTCGGCCCCCGCTTCGCTAGATCAATATGCAGTTGATCCGCCTAGTAATGCGAAGACGGCTTGCGCGGGGAACCGGACGCAGCGGACGAAAACACGCCACCGCCGGACTTGCGCGGTTTGCGTCCGGCATTTGCCATGGACATCGGCCCATCGACATCGCCGACCATCTTCTTCGCACGTCCGCCCTTC